ATACCTAACCCTGCTGGTGTAAGTTCTTTACGTCCAATACCAGTGCTAGTATCATCGCCTTCTTTTTGACCTTTCATACCGATAACAATCGTGTACAAAACATCGCCTTTCTTAAAACTGTGTGCGGGAAAACTACTACTTGCTGTAGCTTGGTTACCATCTGTAGTCGCCGGAGTTGCTCCCCAGTTGGTCATAGCTGTTCTAAGTTCTGCTAAATTAACAGATCTAGCACGAATGCTACGAACTTTTTTAGCACCACTTGCGGCCTGTTGTTTAAAATTGCCGTGCGGTAAACCAATTTGTAATGCGGCAATGGCTGCATTATTTTGCTTATTATCTGCGTATACGGGTTGAGCTACTGGTGTAGGTACAGCTTGTGGTTCTGGTGCAGGCTGGACTTGTTGTTGAGGATCGGGTACTGCCGTAGGTTCCTCCGCTTGCGGTTCTTGCATTTCTGGGTCCAACTGTTCTTCGTCTTCTGATATAATATCTTGTACTTTCATACTTGTATTTATTATATCAGGTATACCAGATTTCGTCAAACCCTTCGTCCTTGGTTGGCTCATCCCAATTGGCAATCATATCGTCTACAACTTTCTTTGGAATGTGCTTGCCTGGACGACCAGACAAACGTACATCCAGTTCGTCACGATCGGGTGTGCGAAATACTACCGCTATCTTGTAGTAGTCAGGCAACATTACAAACTTACGTTGACGACTAGCAAGAGTTGTGCTAGTTTGATCCCATAAGATATCCTTGCCTGCTTCACGAGCCTTGACAACATCGTCCGCCATCATTTTTACAGCAGTAGGCATAAAGTCTGTGAACACTTCACTATAGGTCTTGCCTTCAATTTTAGCTTGTCGTTCCACGTGGTGATCGGTAGAAATATATGCACAATCCTTGGCCCAATCTTGATTAGCAACCCAAGTAGACTTTCCAGACCCGGGTACTCCTATTAATACATATAACTTATTCACGGCTGAAAATTGTCCTTTCCTTTTGTGTTGGAACCTAAATATGCCAACGTTGCTTCTAACTGTTGAATACGTAAGGCGGCTTCTTCTAACAGATTAGCAATCCTATCAGGTTTCCCTTCTTTGACTGCTAACCTATCGGGAATCTGTCTACGTATTTCTGCCCGTTTATACAAACGAAATACTAGGCTTTGTTCTGCTACGGGCAGATGACTTTCATCTTCATATCTCATATTCTTCTCCTTTAATCTCCAAGAACGTTTCTTGTTTTGGAGTACATATCAAATTGTGCATAATAAGGATTTCACGACGTGTTGTTTCATCCATATCAAGCCATTCTTTTACAGCCTCGTAACTACCAAACGCTCTCCGTGGCATACAATCCTGTATCCAACCTGTTAGAGCCTTAAGGGCCGTGATAGTGTTAGACGGATGACTACGGGCCACGGCACCTAGAAAATCATTAGCCAGCACAGACGTAAAGAAGCTACCTGGACTGAATCCATATATTAGGTAATTGAACATAGGATCGGCAAACTCATCGTCTACCCTCCAAAGTACAATACCTTCGTAAAACTTCTTCTTGCTGTACTTGCTAATATTCATAACGCCTCCACTCTGCTGACAGGAACACTCCATAAGTCGCCTTTAAAATCTTTGAAGAGCTTTTCGGGCTCTCCAAACATTTGTGTTTGAGACTCTCCTACCAAAGTAAGAAAGTCACCGGGCCTCAACTGAAAGAATGTCTGTTTTACCATATGCGTATTCATATCAATCCCCTTTCTGATGGTGTCCTTTTACTTCGTTATCTTTGATCCGATTGATAGCACGTTCCATAGAGATTACAATTTCTCCAGTTGAGTCCATACCTACGTCTAACGCACGGTACTTTTCCAATCCGCTTGTACCTCCGTGCAAGTGTCCGTGAAAGTGCAAAGCTCCTCTGTGCATTTGATCCCACTCGGCAATTGGATAGTGAAACATAACAATCTTGTGACCATCATATGTCAAATCCAAATACTTGTGAATTTCCTTAAAAGCATTTCGAAAAGTTACATCATTCAAAGTCTTCTTGTCGTGATTGCCTTCAATCAAAATCTTTTGGCCATTCAAACGCATCATTGTACGTCCGGCATCACTGCCCGACATAAATGCTACATCACCTAAGATGTAAACGGTATCTTCTGGAGCAACCTTGTCGTTCCATTCTTCAACCATTGCGCTATTCATATAGCTAACATCATCTCTAAATCGTGCTCTTGTCTGTGGGCAGAACTTCATAATGTTCTTATGCCCAAAGTGCAAGTCACTTGTTATCCAAGTCTTCATATTATTCTCCTACGAATTCTCTAACAGCTTCAAAACGAGTTGAAGCAGGAATCCACTTAAATTGTTCACGCTTACGGTTAGCCTTTTCAAAGTCAAAGTTAACCATAAACCATTCTTTTTCTGTGCTGAAGGCAACATCGCGGGAGAACTTAACGATGCGTACCCAGCGACCATTAAACTTTGCAACAACCATCATACTGATCTCCTTTACATTGACCAGTAGAGCTCCGAGCTAGGATCGCAACAACGGGGTGTGTCGCTTTCAATTTGGATTTCTTTACCAGTCATTAAATTGGTAACTGTTTTCATTTTTGGCAACGCTTCAATTCGAAACAAGCCACGTGGGTAGTGATGGATATGAAGTTCTTTTACTTCACGTGCCATACCTTCTTCATCACGGTTTGCCCAAACTGTAGTTGAAACAAGTCGCTCACCACTTTTGGTACGCTTGTCCAATTTGTAGATATACATTGTAAAATCTTGTTTCATTTGTCGCTCCTTTGTTTAACTTATATACATATTATAAGCTCAAACGGCTAGCCAGTCAACCAGAGATTACCGGCTACTGGCTAGTGTTGTTTTTATACGACAGGTTTAAACGTGCGCCAATCGTCGATGTTAGGCTTTTCGTCCGCATTGTAGGTCCAACCCAAGGCTTTCATCATACGGTGCTTAACGAGCAGATTAGGGCTTCTAAAACGCCCTGTATCCTCAAATCCCATCATCACGCCCACTTCGCATACAGCACCCGAACGACAAATTCCTGCGAAGCAATGGACAACAACATTCATTCTGTTAGCCAAAGCGTGTTGTAAAAGAGCCACAAGTCGTGCGGCATCTTCGTGACTACACTTCATTTCTTCTTCTAAAACTTTGTCGTTTTCCTCCACATCCAAAAACTCAAAGTTATGAATTTCTTTGAACTTATGGGCAGGAGTTGGGCGCCAGCTGGCAGGATCGGTAATGCTAATCAACATACTATTCTCACCAGCCTCGTGATGAAATCTTTTTGGGATATCATCAGCGGCTACATTTTCAATCCACGGCATTTTATTCTCCTTAGTGGACCGATTCCTTTTTGTCCACTTCACATTCGACTACCCAGTTATTAAATTGGGTAAACTTGTTTACTTCAACACCTAGCCCAACGGCTTCATTTACAAAATGCTGTAACAGCGCATTGTATAATTCATCGGGCATAGTGTCTTTATCAAATTTAATTTTCATCGTGATATACTCAATTCAGCGTCAGGATTTTCCCAACAGGCGTTACGGTATTTGTAGACAAAGTCGCAAAGACCTTCGTAGCTACCCCAACCATTCTCTGGATTAAACTTCTTAAACTTCTCGGGATCGCTTAAAAGTATATTCCAACCTTCATCTAACAAGTCTGCAATGTCTCTAGCAAACTTAAAATTAAGTTCTTCAGGACGCCACAAAATAGTGTACAAGTCTATCTTTCCACCTATACCTACTTTTACCTCTTTAGCCATCCGACCCAAATTGTGTGTGATGTTTCCACTGTACACACTAGTGGGTTGAGTAACCATTAAATCTACATCTAAACTCATCGTCTATCCTTTGCATCGTTGTAGCCAATCAAATACCCCATCACCAAAGCAAACATCATTCCACCAATAGCAATTAAGCAACCTATAAACTGTGCAAATTGGTCGTTCATTGTGTTCTCCGCTTCATCCAAGTGTAGTCTACACCATCTGGACACTTACCGTCTTTGATACTGTCAGCACCAAATACACCTACAAGTTCCATACCATTCACTCGAATAGTAACAAACTTGCCTAATACTTTTGCCCAATCCATTGCTTGGGTTAGAGTTTCAAACTCTACTTCTTCTTTGTTGTGTTCTACTGTTATCATTCCACAATTATAGCATCAAAAAAAATCCCTGTCAACTTGCGAAGACAGGGACGGTGTTGTATTTCTACAACGATTAGAAGTTGTAACGATCACTCATTACAGTCTTCAGCATAATGCCTTCTGGAGTAAACTCAGCCATATCAGCCGCCAAAAGTGCCTTAGTAATAGCTGGGCTAAAACCAGACACAAGTGCCGCACCGCTCTTGTCTGACTTAACTGGAACGTTATCGCTAGCGTTCAAGTTCCAGAACACAACTTGTGGCACAGCATAACCTGCCGCCGCAAACTTGCGTTCAATCATCTCCATAGCAGAGTCATCGTGCTTCACGCATTGGTTGAACTGCATATCACTTAGGATCAAAACCATTTCTGGCATTTCACCTTGTGGTACTTCATTCTTAACAGCAACATCAAGGATCTTGCTGAAAGCTGCGTGTAGGTTAGTACTCATACCCCAATCGGACTTAACCATTTGTTGCATCTTTTGAACTACGTTACCCTTTAGGGTCATTAGTTCTGGCTTATCACTGAAAGTCAAGAACGTATCCTTGAACTTACCTTGATTCTTTTCAGCCAAGTACAAACCTAGTGAAACTGCCACGTCCATACAAGTCACCTTAGTGTTCTTGCCAGCTGGACTGCCCATAGAGCCACTAACGTCTACCAAAGGTAGAATGTTAGCATCGCCCACATAGTTTGGCAAAGCCTCCCATTGTGCGATGATGTGATCAGTTTCTGTCTTGTCAAAAGTGCGGTAGTTACCAACACCCTTCAAGACATCGTAAGGGAAAATTGCCGAAGCATTTACCTTTACAGTTGGGTCACCCTTAACCAAACTCGCAACATACTCAGCGAACTTTGTAGTGTTACGGTTAAATGCCTTCTTGTAACGGCTAGCCGCTACTGATGGCACGTGGCTAAAGTTAATGTTGTCCCAGTCCTTGGCACACATTTGTGTTTCAACGACCTTAGTAAGTGCTACTAGACTCTTACGGTAAAACTTTGGTGACATTCCGAAGAACTCGCGAACTTCTCGTGCCACTTCACCCTTACGTGGAGTCCACTTAGCGGCTAGGCCATTCTTCTCACGAAGAGCGTTGCCCAGCATTGTATAAGCGGCAGACTTCAAATCCTTGTCAGTGAAGACAAAGATGTCGTCCCAACGACCCAATTCTGGAACTCGCTTCAAAAGAGCCAATGCGGCATCCTTATCAGTCTTTTCCAAGTGCTTTAGGATAGAACGGAACAAGTCACGTTCACCTGCGCCACTACGAGCATCTCGTGCCCATAGTGCGATACGTAGTGCTAGATTCTTATCAGCTACATAAGCGGCTGTAAATGCAGGGATTACATCCTTGCCACGGCTAGCACCGATATTATAAAAAAGATCAACAACTGCATTAGATGTTGACTTACGTGCCTTCATACCATTAGCGGTACGGGCTTCTTGATTAGCTACTGCTTCTACGAATGTTGACATTTTGTGTCCTTTCAGGTTAATGCCCTTTTGGGGCGGTTTCATTATGAGCGAAAAATAATTGCTGAAATTAACCTTTTAATTTCAACAGGATGGTCGGGACAGTATTTTATTTTCTGCTTGCCCCCATCCCCAGTATATCGGTTCAAGTCCCGCAAGCATATCCCATTTATTCTATGTGGGCTACTATCCTACATTCTATAGGCACTATCTAGTATTCTACTAGCACTAGCCCTTTAGTACCTTTCGGTGTTATTGCGGCAGTTCAGTTATA